CTAGCGCGGCCAGGAGGGGGCGGAACAATCGTAGCTGTAGATTGCTCAGGGATTCCTAATGAAGGCGCTTTGGGAGGCATCTTAGTAGTCCCTGGCGCTATAGCTTCAACAGTTTGTCCAATTCCTTTTTGCAAAGATTGCGGCGTTACGTCTTTTGCAGCTTCTAAAACTTGACGACCAGCTTGTTTACTAGTTTGAGCTATCATGCTGGCTTCATCTGCAATTGCTTGCCCTACTTTTGTGCCTCTTAATCCTGCCGGCGCTAATGCTGCTGAATTAATATAAAACTCTACATCCGATTTTGGGACACCCGTTTGTTTACTAATCCAATCAGCACCCTTTTCTACGTTTTCCCCGATAAAACGAATTAATTGTTGACTAGCTTCCCCTTTGTATTCAGGTGTTTCTGTAATACCGAAAGCTTTCCCAATCGGTTTATCAAGCGCGCCAACAACTTTTGCTTGAGCAATAGAAGCTTCTTCTGGAGTTTGACCAACCGCACGAGCGCCAGCATATGTAGCCATTCCTGCAATCCCCGGCACTACTCCGGCGACTGTATCTGCCAATGCAGCTGAACTTCTTAAAAATTTTTTAACTGAACCAGAAACACCTTTTAATTTCGGCTCTTCACCAAAAGCTTGAGATACAGCCTCATTTATAGCACCTGGATTCATCAAATCATCATCAGCCCCTGGGTTGGGCTGTATTTCCTTTTGCTGCTTTTGTAATTGTGGAGTTTGCTGTACTTGCGAACTATTACCAGAAACAGCTTCGACATACCTGGCCGGATTTTTAGTAACAAAGCCGCCATAATCCTTCAACGCCAGATCAATATCACCATTATGGCGTTGAGTTAAATTTGTCAGATAGGTTCTTGCTGCTTCGCGTGCTTCTTGTTCATCAAATGGATTAAATTTAATACCCTGACGATGCAACATCTGCACTGTTTCAGGCATAAATTGATAAGGCCCCATCGCCTTGGTTTTTTTATTAAGCGCATAAACATCACCCCCACTTTCAACTTTTTTTAATCTATCTAAAAGTTCATCGGTAACGGCTCCAGTTGTTTGAGGAGCAGGGGCTTGCGTTGTTGTTTTTACACCAAAAGCGTTACCGACTGCGGCGTTTATTTCTGATGGGTCAAACAAATCGGTTGCCATTATTGACCTTTAATAAGTTGCTGCATTTTTCCGATGTTATCGACTAACTTTTTATATCCTGAAGAACCTAAACCACCGACTTGGTTAACAACTTCTCGGATACCTTCTTTATCATTGTTACGCATAGAGTCATAAAGTCTAACCGAGTTGATATCGACTGTTTTAGCCCATTTATTTTGAAAATCACGAGCAGCGAAAGGATCGTTTGTTTTATTAAAAGAGGCTTGAATTCCTTGATTAAATAAATCAGTTGCTGCTGATAAAGCTCGGTTTACGCGTGCTGTTTGCTTGATTGCAGGAGCCGTCCATTCCGTAGTGCCTGCTATGTTCCCAGCGATCCCGCGAGCGGCATCTGTACCTCCCAAACCAGAAGATTGAGCTAATGATGCCGTTTGTAAAGCCATATAATGCCCAAGTTGATTTAAATTGGTTGCGTTATCTGTTGTAAACGGCAACCCAGCATAGCCTCCTGTCAATGCACCGACAAAATTCGCTCCCTTTCCGGTGATAACATCATCTGCCAATTTTATAATCTGATTATTATTAAAATTCTGGACAGGGACTTGTGCCGCCATATTTGAGGCGTTGGTGCGAATTTCGTTTGCTTGTGCTAATGTTTGCGAGGTTTCACCAGGCCGCATACGTGAAACTGGAGTTGTGTTTGTTTGTGCCATTTGTGGTGACATATTCATTTGCGACATAGGCGCAGATGGTTGCGCCACAGGACGCTGCATCTGCGTCCCCGGCAATTGTTCGGCACTAGGCGTTCCTGTGCCGGCACGCTGCCCTAAGAAACGACCATTAGCGTCATAAACATTAACAATCGGATTGTTGTTGATATCAAATTGACCTGTTGGAACTTCTCTTGTACCTGGCGGCATTTGAGCCGTAACAAGCGGTTGTTGAGCAACGGAAATAACAGGGGATTCTCCTGCAATGGATGGTCTAGTAACTGTTTGAAATGTAGCCGCGCCTGTATTTGCTGTTCCAGGCACAGGAGCAAATGTTTGCTGTTGCTGGGCTGGCGATAGCAATGAGTTTGCACCCGCTATTGCCAGCTGAGAAATATTTGCATCCTTTGGCAACACATCAAGCGTTGTTTTATATGCGCCAACAAGACTTTTTAAATCTTTGTTGTTTGGATTTTCTTTAACTAATTGGTCAAGTTCGCTGATATATGCATCTTTTTCATTTACGCCCAACCGACCCATAATTGCCAATCTTGAAGCAACCATTTCCCGCTGGGTTTGTGTTAGGTTTTGACTGGCTTGCAAGGCGGTTGTTTGAGCATTGTTTAATGTCGTAAATTTTTGCATCCAGTCAGCGCCTGTTAAGGGTGCAATTTTTGGAATTTCTTCATTAAGTTTATTGATATCAATCCGGCCTTCAGTTTGAAAATTTTCAGGGCGCGATAAATATTCTTGTAAACGTTGCCGCTCTTCTTGTTTTTGTTGTTCCAAAGTCAAACTTATTTGGCCTTGTTTATATGCTTGTATGCCACTCGCAAGATTCACAGCGTCGCCTAATGATGTCCTTGGCGGAGGTTGTATCATATTTGCGATTGGGGTTAATTGAGGTGGCGCTATTGAATAATTTACATCTGCCATTTTTGTCTCCGTAATATTTATTATTTCATCAATGAATACATAAATGCAGAATTGCCAATATTATTAAAAGCATTCGACCAACTATTTGCTGCCGCAGCATTTCCTGACGCTAAAGCATTCGCACCACCAACCCCTAAATTACCTATAGCGCCAGCAGTAGTCCCAGCAATATTCGCAACATTTGCCCCATAGCCGGCACCTGCTTGTTGAGCACCCATCGCGGCAGTTTGGCCTATTCCAGCAACACCAGCAAGGGTGTTATAAATATTTTGTCGTTGAGCTAAAACTTGAGGCATTGCCACGCCTGTCGTATAGTCAATTGCGAACTTCTGTGCTGCGCGATCAACATTTGAGCCACCACCGCCTACATTAAAATTCTGTCTCGCAGCACCAGTACCTTGATCAATAGTAAATTGATATCCTGGCAAATTTTGTATTTCATTTGCGCTTACTGGAGAGGTTAAGCTTGGCAATAACTCCTGAATTCTATTTAAGGAACTATAACCTGCCTCACGATAAGGCTTCCCAAGTTCAAGGCTTTTTTCATACATTTCCCTTTGCAGCTGAGTAGATTCACGAGCTGTTTGAGCTTGCAAAGCGGCTGCATTTCCTGTTGCAGCGGCTTGTTGTTCTGCGCTACTTTTTGCGCTTTTTGATGACATATAAGCACTGCCAGCAGTTAATGCTGCACCGGCTAACAGAGCAGTACTGGTTGCTATTGCCATTACTACAACTCCTTAATAAAAGTTCGTTCAAGCGGCTTAAAACCCGCTCTTGAATATAATTTTTCCATGCCTTTGGCTCGATCATCTTCTAAAGCAATCATAAACAAAGCATTCGCACCTTTATCTTTTGCCCATTTTTGAATGCCGTCGAATAAAGCTTTACCTACACCACTTCCTCGCGCGGTAGGTGTTAGCCACCACCATAATTCGTGACCTACTACGTACTGGCTAAAATACAATGTGTATAACATACATGCAGTTACTCCCACAATTTCATCATTAAGCTCGCCTAATAATAAAATTATGTCATCATTTTGCAGTGCAGTTTTTAAAAACTCACGCGTTTTTATTGGATCATGCAGCGCAATATTATGAATTGGAGACGCTTTATGAAAATCATCTAATAAATCATGATATTTGTCTAAATCTTTTTCAGTTGCTCTTCTTATTATCAAAATGTCCCTCCACCAATTCCATTTAATGCGGTCAAGGTTGTAAATTTACCTTCTGCTGGAATTGTTACTCCTACGGTTGTATTATTTATTTCACCACCATCAACAATTAAATAATTTACAATTTGACTAACTACTTGCGGATTTTGCAACCAAATTATCCACTCACGCGAAGGTCTTCCTGTTGTAGGCTCAATAAATGGTGATGTCGGGAATCTGATATTTGTATTTATAGCCATTAATTATCGCCAACAGACGCTTTTAAATTTGCTGAAACTATAACCGCCTTTACCGGGTCTGTTATCGAAACCTCAAAAATTCGATCACGCGCCCAACCTAACCGTCGCCAAATTGCCCGATTCGCATATTGTCCAATTTTACCTATGCTAGTCCAATGCTCATTTGACCAAGTTGAACCACCATCATTTGACCATCTAAGCATAGACTGAGGATTTTCACCTTGTCCATTTGGTAATCCAACCCCAGGCTGAAATTGAATTTGGAATTCTTCAAAATATTGTCTCTGAAAATCTGTTGTTATATGAACAGCTCGGCGTAAACGCCTTATTGTGTCTCCGGCATCAGTATATTCATCAAAATTTATACTGTAAATTTTGCCATTTTCCCAATCCCCGACCAAATTTTTATTTGCAAAAGCGATTCCGCAATTTGCTCTGTGTCGATGATATGTTGCCGTTACACTATCCCAATACAACCATTTATGCCATTGTTGCGTTGCCAAATCATATACCCACGTTAAATCAGCATTTGGAAATGTAATAACATAAAACTCGTGGCCTTCTGATTGATATGTCCACGCACGAGCATCCGTAACATCTACGCCAATTAAACTATTTTCAACGGCATGTGTCGAAAGTCGTTTGTATTCGTAACCTTGCATCATGCCAATTGTTGCAGTACCTAATGTGTCACGCGACAAAAACATAAATGTTTCAGCAAAACGAGCAACTGAAAATGCTGCACCGCAACCATTTTGTGATGATGTGCCAGAAACACGTTGAAACGGAAATGTTAATAGACCAGGTATTTGACTGCCAACGTCAACCCAAACTTCAGTGGTAACCTCTCCAAGCAAAAATACCTGTCGATGGTCAACAATTAATGATACTAAGTTATCTGGGGAACCATCTTTAGAGCCAAACCACGCTTGCGTCGAAAGCGGAGAACCTAAATCAGTTGATGACCAATTTTGAGAATTTGGCTTGTTGTAAATAATATAATTATCTACCGTATCACATATTGTTGCGCCAACCCAAGGGCCATCAGTTAACGGTAATGTTACAAAGGTGTTTGAAGATACTTCATAATAATAACGATTTACACCGTCAACAATATACGCAGTTAGACCTTGCGTTGTCATTTGATTGTCGGTAATCGATACAGCTCCAGCATTCGTACTTAATGTCCCTACTTGAGTGTAAGCCAGGCTTGTATCAACCTTATAAACGCGACTACCGCAAACAATAATTGCGTATTGCAAACCAGAAAGCGCCCGCATGCCACGAACTTCAGCAGCCACCGGAAAAGTAATTTCTGTAACCAAACCTGGCGTTGGATATAACGCGACAATCCCCCGTTCGCCTTGTTGTTTTGTTGGGTCAATTTCAGGGTAAAAATTAATGCATTCTTGAGCATCTTGATATATTGATCTGGTTGTATAAGAGGCTCCGACGAAACCAAAATCAGGCATATTTGACTCCATGACGCAGACTGTTGCGGCGCTGCAAAGATTCTACAGTCAGGCGTTTTTTATTCATAATTTTTGCTCTTTTTTTATTATCATAAAACTTAATTGAACCCGCCATCAAGAATAAATGCCGCATCCTTTGGCCTTCCTGTCATTAATACGTCAGGATATTTTGAGACTTGCGGAGGTTTCATATTGGTACGTTTTATTGTTGCTTTTGCATGCCCAGCATATGCTGAAATTTGCGCAATTTGAACTTGGTTAACTTTTCCGTACATAGGCATTAATCGTTCTGCCAAGCACCAACGTAACGCCATGTTATAACCCTGCGGGAATTCAATATCGCCATATAAATCACCAAACTGTCTAAAAATAGTTTGTGTGAATAAGTGCATTTCTCCTTGTGCAGGATTAGGCCAAAGATAAATTGTTCCAAGTCTTTCTGACGGCTGGTAATACAAAGCTTTTGGCCATGGGCCATTTAGCGTTTTTAAACCAATTGATTCATATTCTTCAAGGCTTAAAATTGATATTGGATAATCTAATCCACCCCCATAAATCGGAACACCATTTGATGTTGTTGTAACACGCACGAATGCACTTTCGATCGTCAATGGGCGCTCATAATAACCTGTGATTGTTTGACTTACGACAGGTGTTGTATGTGCTTTACTAACTGTATATGTTCCTGCTTCATTGACATTGCCACCAGCGCCCGTACCAAACGCCACAATCGTAGTACCTGATATTACGCCTGCACCAGTTAATGTCATGCCTACCGTAATTGCTCCAGAAGCAACTCCATTGTTTGGAACAGTTAGTGTTGTTCCACTTATTGAACCTATAAATGTTGCGCCAACATTTCCACTTGGGCCAATAGTATATTGGACACGATTTTGTACGCATGGGAAAATTATCTCGGTTCGGTAAAAAACCATCATGTTCTCGTTAGACCATTGAGCAATCATGTCATTCAGCATATCAAGCCCATCTTGAGCTTCTTCTGCTGTTGGATTTTCCCCTGCGGCTAACGCGCCGATATCTTTCATGGCGCGCTTAATTATGTCAAAAGGCGTTTGCATTTTATGGCTGCTCTCTGGACGCTTGATAAGCCAGAATAACTTCTGGAGTATGAATTACCGAGCAAATCGCCTGAACTTTTTTATCTTCTTTGCTGTAATCTTCTCCGGGAGATATAAAGTGACGATGAAAATTTGATGCGATTATTTTCCCATTATCTAAAATACGTGTGGCTTCTCGAACTTGCACGCATCCATTTTCTAAAATTTCAATTAAATCAACTATAACTTTTTGTTCAAGTGACATGATAGTCCTTTTAATATTTTGATCCCAATTAAAATTAATCAATATTTTTTATTACTGTAACCACCAAGCCCAAGATGGAGCAACTGCATACGTCAATGTTATCGTATCTTTTGGGCCGATAAATACATAGACATCTGTAACCGCAGCGATTGCCGTACCATTTACAGAAACACCTGAAACAGTCCCTCCAAAAATATGGATATAAGCTTGTGTGCCGTAAGGATTTAATAATCCGACTCCAGTAGCTGGAACTGATGGAGCGACTACTCCGCTGCCGCTGTTATAACCATCGTTTGAAACGATATATTTAACGTCGCTTGCAAGACCATTATCGGAAATAGTTGCGGCTCCTACTAGCTGCGTGAGAATGACATTACCAATTAAATCATAATAAGAGACACCAGATTCTATATAAATACCATATCGACAAGCATTTACAGATGTTCCTGTATAAGCCTCAAAACCAAAACCTCCGCCGATTTGATTGCCATTTATTTTTAATTTGCTGTTACCGTTTGTTAAATAAATTCCAGAAGAATTAAAAGCATCCGCATTAAATCCAGCAAGAGTGTTGTAATCACGAATAATATTATTATTTATGTTTAACCCATTAGCTCTTAAAGAGACAATTGCAGTCGCAACATAATTAGCAATATTATTGTTAGCAATAATACCAGCAACAACGCTTGGAACTGGGTCAGTTGCTAAGTTACCAAACCAAATTGCATTATGTGAATTATTTTGGCCAATAAAAATATTATTGGTAATTGACAATCCAGTGCAAGCATTAGTACCTCCTCCATTTGTACAGCGAATACCGGCTAATCTATTGCCATCGAAAAATACACCAGAGATAAATATAGACAAACATGTAATACCATTTTGCGGTTGAATTGTTACAGCAGCATCATTTGCGCCGCCCATGTTTCCGCCACTTATTTGAATAACTTCCGAAGCAGTTATTCTTATCATTGCTAAAGGGCCGACGTTTTCATTTTGAGTAACAGTAACCGTTCCATATGTAACACTTCGCGCCGCAGACAAATAACCAGTAAAATCATTGTCGCGAATATGAATATCTGTGGGCAGAGCAAGACTTGAGGCGGCTGAACCGCGGGTCAATAAAATACTCTCGGTTGTAACTTGGGCTTGAGCAGCGGTATTATCCCAAGACCCCCTAAAATTACATGAAACAACCTCACATTTAGAGCCGCCATTAAATAAAATATTTGTTGGCATATTCCAAACAGTACAATTTCTTATACTAAATCTGATTGGATTCCATAAATTTAGATGAGCGCCGCTTGTTGGCTTGTTTACTAATGTGGATGGCAATTGTCCATTTTCATAGCCGCCGTAATCGTGATAAAAGAAAATGTTACTAATAATGGATGATTCAATAGCTGCCGCTGAAGAGCTTCCGAACACAAAGGTATTACCATAATCAGTATTACGATAAATCATCGTGCGTGTTTGTCCTTCACCAATCATCGATATACCCTGCGCGGTTGCAGGCACAGTAATTGTAGAAGAAACTTTATAAATACCAGCTGGGAAAAAAACAGTATTTCCGCGCCCTGCCGTTTGCGTTGCAGCAGTAATCGCAGCTTGAATCGCTGTTGTAGAATCTAATGTCCCTGTTTTATCTGCTCCATAATCTATAACGTTAAACGGAGCTGATTCAATCATTGAATAAGTAACTTTTGTAAGAGGCATGTTTAACCTTAAACAGTATATGATGCTGATAAATAAAACGCAGCGGATGTGGCTGCAATAGTCGGTGCATATGGATGACCGCTAACAATAATTGACGGCAATTGACCTGTATAAGCCGTTGTCCAATTTACTATGTGACCATCAACCGCTGGTGTATATGGCAAACCGCTAACGTATGATGATGCGACAGTTGTTGCTATTGTTGTTGTCGGTACAATAATCGCATAAATATAAACATATCTTCCTATTTTCGTATATGTAGCTGAAACAGAAGACGCTGTGCCTGTAAAATTAGTTAATACAGGAGTCCAAGTACCTTCTTCATAGTCCGTCAATATTTCTGATGTTCCAGTTCCCGATGTCGCACTAAAATCAATCCCCTTGCCAGCCGTCCCCACAACAAGATTGCCAGTTGATAGATTTACATCCCCAGCAAGCGTCGGGGTATTAATACTTGGGCTTGTAGAAAATACTAAATTTGTACTAGTAGTTCCTGTTGCTCCGCTAGCTGAATATCCTGTGATGTTGTTGAATGCGGTAATACTTGCAGAACCAGCTCCTGTCCCTCCCCTTGATACAGCCAATGTTCCTGTCCATCCAAGGGTTAATGAAGCAGCATTTAATAAGGCTGTGCTAGCGCTACCGCCAAGAGTTAACGTGATATTTGTGTCATCAGTTTTTGTAAGAGCTGCCGCTGCTGTCCATTGTGGAGCTGTTCCACTGCTAGACATATAAGAACCTGATGACCCTATCGACAACTTTGACAACGTAGTTCCACTTGCATAATACAAAGTGTCGCCGGCAGAGTAACTTGTTAATCCCGTACCGCCGGCTGATGTGGGTGTGACTTTCCAACTTATAACTTGAACAGCGTTACTATTATCTTTATAAAATAATTTTCCATCAGTTATATTAATTGCCAGCTCGGAGCCAAATGTACTATTTGTCAAATTTCCTGCTGATGGCGTATTAGTAGCCGTGCTGCTACTATAAATTAAGATTGGAGTAAAACCAGTTTGCGCCATTTTTAATATTCCACTTCAATTTTTGAGGTAGGGGGTGGGGCTTCTGAAAAAATTAATGTCGTGCCACCCGTGATTGAAAACGTATTTTTAAATTGATATACACCATTAATAAAAACGTTTATATAATTTTCAGATATTGGAGCTGCCGGCAATGTAAAATTTGTTGTGGTGCCATTCCCAGTAAAATTTACTATACTGGTAAATATATCTTGATTTATGCCTTGTACATTATCAAATGTACCAATTAATACGCCGGCAGAATCTTTTACAACAAATTTATATAAAATTCTACTTGTTAACCAAATTTCACCAGAGGGTACACGTCCAGCAGAATCCAAAACAATGGGATTTGTGTGCGCAACATTTCCTGCGCTAGTTGTATATGTTGGCGAATTTGTCGTGCTGCCCGCCAAATATGTATTTATTGTTCCTCCGGCCAAAGGGTCGCCATTGTCATTAAATAATTGGCCGCCAACTCCATAAAACGGGGAAAGGCTAACAGTCATTTTTACTCCTCCATATTTAGCGTAAACACTTTTGGCCCCCAAGGCAAAACCGATGGAGTTTGATTTTCCAATTTTTTTATTTGTTCACGCAAATTATTTTCAATAATATTTTTATCATCAATGGTCGTTGCAGATTTAATCCAATCAATAACCATTTGCTCAGTAACATCTGTAAAAGGAATTTTTAAAATTGCTTCTTTAAAATACCAATTACCTTCTGTGGTTACTTCTACATCATTATTTTTGGCTGTTACTTTATAAGTAGCATCTGTTATTAATCCATCAACAGCTGTAATATTCAAAATTGCCCAATTAATTATCATTAAAATACTCCTCCACCGATTCCTCCAGTGGTTGTTAAGAACCCAGTCGCGGGGTTAAACTTTAATTTTGTACTTGTAACTCTAGGCGGCAAATTACCTGTGTTTGAAGTTACCCAAACAGGAAAATAATCTGCATTAGTTGTTGAATCGTCCGCAACGATTATATTCGTGGCATTCGTGGCATTCGTGGCATTTGTTGCACTTGCTGCGGATGTTGCACTCGTTGCAGTCGCAGCATTCCCATTTATTGAAATACTCCAAGTTCCAGATGCGCCAGTACCGCTTGCACTCGGTGCTCCTACAGTCGAATAATCAATTATTCGTGCTGCTGAACCATTAAATGATGCCCCAGAAGCTGCACCGCCGCTAGTATTAAAAGTAACTGAATTTGCGACCGCATTTGCTGTTGTTGCAGTTGTCGCTGTTGCAGCATTACCACCAATAGATAAACTTGATGCTGTCCCTGTTAAACCGGTTCCGGCACCACTAAAAGATGTTGCGCTTAAAACGCCCGTACTTGGGACAAAAGATAACTTAGTTGAGGAAGTAGTAGCAGGATTATTACCAGTAGAATTTGCTGAGATAATCGGATACCACGTTGCAGATGATGATGTATTATCAGTAATTGCAACGTTATTCGCATTTGTTGCTGTTGTCGCAGTCGTCGCACTTCCTGCACTTCCATCTATAGATACGCCAGTTAAACTTTGGCTACTACTGGAACGATTAAGAGCAATCGATGTTGTTCCAATAAATAAACTAGAATTTCCTAATACGCCAGAAGGAATAGTTCCTGATAATTGTCCTGCCGGCAATGCGGTTAAATTTGCCCCTGAGCCATTAAACCCAGTTGCATATAAAATTCCTGTCGAAGGATTATATTGAAGTTTTGTGGACGATGTATATTCTGTTGTGATGCTGCCAGTTGTTTGATTAGCAAATAACGGATAAAACGTTGAATTCGTTGTTGTATCATCAGTTACTGTCGCAGAAGCAACCGGAACAACCCACGATGGAGCCATTAAAGCCCCATTTGATTGTAAAACTTGGCCTGCCGAACCCGCCGTACCAGATACAGATAGCGTCCCGCTAAAATCAATTGTTGTAAATTTTGCCGCAGCAGCAGTTGTTGCTCCTATCGACATATTATTTATGGTGCCGCCAATCGTTGGAGCAATTTCAATCGAACCTAACCCAGTCGGTTTTATATGAACATGACCAGTTCCCGTGGGACTTATGTCAATTTGAGCATCAAGCCCATTCATATTTGTAGAAACATTTAAACTTAAATTGTTCCCACCTCCTCCGCCCCATTGTAACTGAGCCGTACCGCTTGCATTTCGCAAAGAGCCACCACCAGAACCTGCCGCATCAAAATACGACGAAACAAATTTCGTGCTAGCGGTTATTGTGGTGCCAGTAATAGTATTTGGTGTCACGCCACCAATCGTAGGAGGAGCAGATAAATCTAAAGCGCCTCCTAACGTTAAATTACCACTACTTGTAACTGTCCCAGATAAGCTAATCCCGGAAACCGTTCCCGTGCCACTTACTGATGTTACCGTACCTACGGTCGGAGTTGCCCATGATGGCAGGCCACCCGATAAAGTTAAAACTTGGCCGTTAGTCCCGGCAGCCAACATTGAAGTTGTTCCTGTGCTTGCTTGATATGGAACTGAACCTGTAGCCCCACCGGCCAAATTTGTTGATGTTGTTGCGGATGTTGCGCTCGTTGCACTTGTTGCAGTTGCAGCATTCCCATTAATAGAGCCACTAATTGTATTAGAGACAGTTAAATCGGTTAATGTGCCAACTCCAGTTATGCCGCTGTAATTACCAGATAATCTTGCTGAATCAATTGTTCCGCTTGTAATCTGACTGGCGGAGATCGCAATGTTTGTCGCTGCAAGTGCAGTTAATTGACCTTGAGCATTTACTGTTGCTGTTAATGTTTGGCTGGCGCTACCGTATGAAGCAGCTGTTACGGTTGTATTGCTGATGCTAAACGTATTACCCGTTAAAGTAAGTCCAGTGCCAGCTGTATATAAACCTGCGCCTGAAAATTGCGACCAGGGCATATTTGTAACACCAATAGTTCCTGTTGAGGGAGCTATACAAACCCAACCGGTATTGACGTAAACCGTACCTGACTCAATAAAAGTAAATGCACCTGGAACCTCAACCCAATTATCAAGATCAAGTGTACGAGACCAAGCCCCAGAAGCTGCTGCGTAAATCCCATTTTGGGCTTGATTTATTTGATTCTTAACAAGAATTCGATCCCCTGCCGTTAAACTCGAAGACCAATCACCACCTGCTTGAGTACCTAAACCTGATAATGTAATGTTATTTGTGGTTGTATAAAGACACGATGCTTTTAAATCTAATCCTTGCGCTACAGAATCAACATAAAGTTTATTTGCTACACCATCATCAGTTGCAGGAATTGCTGCTACCTGGGCAGTTGTAAAATAAGCTGATGCTGGATTTGTGCCGCCGATTACAGAACTGTCAATTGTGCTATTTGTAATCGTCAAACCAGATTGCACAGGATTAATTGGCGCAAAAAATGCAGTTCCCGCTGGCCCAACCAAATATTGCACAGAAAAATCTGGTTCAGGATCAAAAACGCCCTGAACAGGAACTATATTTATAGTTTGTTTGCTTGCTACTTGGTTTGACATTTTTATCCTGCGGTCAATGGTGTCACATAACACTCACCATTGGCAGCAGTTCCTATGATTGAAATATAAAAGGTATTCCGCGGAGCGGGAATAACAATTGGATAATTCATACTAGGTGGCAAAATAATGCCAGGAGTTGAATTTGCGGTTGAGGGAACAGCTGGTGTTAATGTACTCGCAGATGTTAGCCCTAGCGAAACAACAACTGATGCTGTTCCCGTATTCATCAACGATACATAATTATTCTCAACATTTGATTTTGGAACGATTGCCAAAGGCGTAGATGCTGATGATGGAACTGTAATTCGGTAAGTATCACCGTTTGGCCTAAAATTTGGCAGCATATTTATCCCCTATTTGCAGGAAATTATAAAGTTTCAAACAAGAAAAGCCACCCGTTTTTTTGGGCGGCTTTCCGTTCATTTTTACATTGTAATTAAGATAAGAAAGTCAAATCGTAACCATAAATGTAAACATCTGCGGTTGCAGCTGCTCCTTGAGCAGTGGTGCATCGAATATACAACTGCGATACATCAATTGCATCAGTAGATGTTGCCGCTGTTACAACAACTTTAGCCGAACTGGAATTACCGGTTAACGCATAAGCTGATTTAATTGCAGTTCCTGTTGCGCCTGGGCCAGTGTAAACGGCCAACTGCGCCGTGGTCAAATTAATTGATGCGTTAGCTACAATAATCGATTGAACACTGATATAGCCTGAATCATTAACGATTTTTGCAACGGTATCCGCAACTGAATTTAAATTCACACCTTGAACCGATGCAAGCAAACGTAATGCCTGATTGCTGGCAAGATTCGAGGGGTGATTTGTTTGGGTAGATGCTGGGCCTGGATTACTCACTTTTTTTCCTTTCAATGAAACATATTAAGATGCAACACGACAGGCAAGCTCTTGATAAAGAGGTGCCCAGCCGTAGAGAACATCCAAGCGAGTTGGAATGCTGTCGTTGTTAATCGTGTATTGACGAACAACCCGAATTGAAAGGCCCAATTCCTTATCGGAAGCACGACCAGCAAAATGCACACCATCCGGGACTTCAAGATCAGCCGTTGCTAACGTAAATGCATTGCGGTGCATGATAATGTTTTGCGGACTAACTTCACCGTTATTTGCAAACGGTGTTACAGCAGCACTTGCGCTGGTTGATGTTACCGTTACATTCTGGAACTGGCCACCGGTAATGATGGCTGGAGATACAGTAACAGCCGTGCCTCCAGTGGCAACTGTAGTTGTTGCTGTTACAACAAAACTACGGAGCTTCCCTGAACCATATGCGCTGCGATTTTGTGGGTTAACTGCATAAACACCATCAATCTGGATAACATCGCCTTGATTGACTGTTAATGCTGATGAAGCTGTCAAAGTAATGGTTGAAGAAGAAGCCCAACCAGTAGCGATACCAAAAGATGCGCTTGTAGTATCTACAGTTAAAGTTTTCCCAACATAAGACCCAAATGTTTGGTTTACAACGTTTTGATCAAGCTTCCAGTTCATACCGCCAGAATCACGACCCATCAGTCCCTTTTTATATTGTGAGCTGACTTCGGTTTGAGGATTGAATAATCCTTTCAAACTATCAACAATGGTTGCACTTGTGAACGGCTCAATGATACATGAGCGACGACCATCACGAGGAGCTCCTTCAGAGTCTAGATATGCTTGCGCAGTTAGATACGTAATCAAACCAGTTGGAGGCGTTCCAGCCGTACCAACGATGTTGGCCGTGCTGTTTTTAGCCATTGTTAGACCATCAAAATCTATCTTATTGGCAATAGCTGCAATTGCTGGCTTTAACACTCGATCGCTAAACATATCTAATGACAAAGCCAAATCTTGAGTTGTGAATTGAGTATCAACGTGGAATTGAGTGCTTAATGTAACAGGCACGCTTGTTTCGTTTAAATCTTCAACGTTCAACGCTGGGCCGGTCGTCCCAATAAACCGACCCGGACGGCGAACATTTACAGTATTACCGATTTTAGCACCAACTACCGCGAATTGATCATTGTAATCGCGGTTTACTTCACTGGTAAATGTAAGTTCATTCTCCAAGACCATCAACGCCTCGTTGGTGATCTTGCTGATAGTAAGCAAATTATTGGACATTTAAAATTTCCTTTGAAAATTGTTAATTGTCAGCGTATACGTTTTGCTTGTCGCGCAGCTTTCCATTGTTGATAAGTTCCATGGAAATTTCCATCGGCATCTATTCCTGCATCAACTGTACTAACCGCGCCACGCAATGGCGTAATAGGCGCTGGGGCTTTAGACTTCCCAACAATAGGTTTTACTTCAGAATCATCAACCTTTGATTCACGTTCATAACGTGCTTCAATTTTCCCAATTTCTCGAACAGCTGAAACAACTGACATATTCGACAATTTTTTTGCAAATTCAGTATTCTCTGCCAAGTAATACAATATTTTCGGCCCATGTTCCGATTCAATAATTGCATCACGAACAGGATCACTGACACGCACATCACTGCTTTGCACCATATCGTCAAAGTCGGGCAATTCAGACTTCACCGCGTTCACTCGGTCAGCCCAGGTTTTAAATTTAGCTTCCTGTTCTGCCGCTGCCTTACGGTTCTTTTCTTCTTTATCCCGCTCCATCAATTTTTTATCGGCGGTATATTCTGCCAATGCTTTGGCATACTCATACATATCGCCGAATTGTTCTGGCTTTGGCTCTTCGCCCAATCCATCCGAATCAGCATCTGCTTTTTGCGGGTTTATTTGGCGCTCAAGTTCCTTAAGCCTAGTTTCCAATTGTTCACGACGTTCACGTTCTTGCCGGGCTTCTTCACGAGCTAGCTCACGTTGCTTCGTAATCTCTGAAAACCGTCTTTCCAATTTTGGGTTAGGTTTACGTTCTTTTGGCTCTTCTAATGCTGGCGCGTCCTTTTCGCTGTTATCTTGTCCACTTTGATCTGCATCGGCATCCGGCTCGGATTTATTATCTTTTACCGCCTCGGCATCTGCTTGCTTTGTATCAACTAGACCAAGTTTTTGAGCTGTAAATTCCGCTAAATTTTCACTTGTCACTACATTTGCAGCAACTCGTTCTTGTGCTTCTGACATAAAGGCAACCCTTACGAATTAACCCAATGGCTAGCCCATTGGTAAGCTTTGGGGTGATTGTCCCCCCTAGAAACTTGTACTGTCAACATTCTGTTGCATTCCAGCATTTGTATTTGCTTCTGGCAAAGGAGAACCAGGCGGCATTGGCTGCTGAATGGGCTGTTGCATTGGCTGCGGGGCTTGCAACGGGGCTTGCAGTAATTCCTTGCCGGCAGCAATAAACGGGTTGTCGGTCTGATTCACTTCCTGTTCTGCAAACAAGGATATCCGCTCTTGCTCTTTATTCCTGCTTTGAATTTCTGCCGCCAAAACCTCAGCTGGCAAGCCCGCAAGTATCAATTTAAGAATAACATCCAACTCTGTTTTATTTTGATCAGCAGTTGCTTTTATATTAGTCTGATTTACTTTTGCTTCATTGATCGTATCGGTGTTATAAGCCCTGGATATAACATCCATCAATTTTCTTCGGCTGCTTCCTTCTTCTTTCATGGCTTGAATCTGACCACGATTATTGATTTCAAGTTGAAGCGCAATCATTTTTTGTTCCATTTCAGCCAGCTGTTGCTGCTGAGATAAAATTTGCATTTGCGCTTGTGGTGGTATTTCAGATTGCGGATCAATTTTTGCTAAAGGATTCATGGCAGCCAATCGATCGGCGATTACATCAGAACCCGGGAAGTCCATATTACGGAATAACAAATCTCCTGCGGCTTGAAATACTTGAGGCTCAACCATCAAAGGCATCATTGCCTCAACAGCTTGTTGTCGTTTACTGTTATAACCAGGCCCCGTATCCATAACAACATCATAAAGACCAACAGTAACATTGTTTAGTACTTGGCCGGTTGCTTCAACTTCATTTATCGTTACCAATTCGGGCTTTCCATCAACCCCAATAATACGCAAAACCCGCTGGGTATCATAAATTTTTGGTATCAAATCTAATATGATTTTCCCCGTATGTTTAATACTTCGAGTCATGTTGTCGTAGAAATGGAAATTTGATAAATCAACTTGCGATTGTTGTCCCATCAACGCCTTGCCAGAGATGTTGCCTGGTATATCTTGGGCTGGGTCAAATATCCCTAAAACGGTTTTCAAATCATCGGATATAGCGGCAGCAGCAACCATAATCCCATCAGGAGGAGGTTCTGGTTGAATACGCTGAGGAACAGGAGCTGGAATTCCTTCAATATCTTTTTGTTTGTAGCGCAAAACCGGTGTTGATTTTATATTCGCCAGCGCCCATTCGCTTTCGTGGCCTTCGTCCTGGCCTTCTGCAATTAACCATTTGGGTTTAGGAGCTAAAGCGACGCTTTCCGTCATGCATGTACGCCAAAAGTTATACATACGTTGCGGGTCTTTAGCAAAACGCACTAATCCATATTTCTTGCGCTTACCTTCGACGAACATTACCGCACCATAACAAGGCACAATTGGAATATATTTTCCTGGCCATTCTTTTTCTTCAAGAACTTCAATCGCCGTTAACTTGCACCATTTAATTTTTTTACGATAGGATTCACGACGATCAATAATCGTGATACCAGAACTTTTTAATAAATCCTGACTTGGCAATTCATCTTCAAAAACTTTTGTACCATCAGACAGCAAAACCAGTGTTGCGCGTTCCCGATTAACGTACCAGTACTCGGCAATACGAATATCTTCTTTCGTAACCCATTCAGAAGTATCATCGCCAGTTGCACGAGGCAAAAATCCAGAGCCATCATCCGCATCGGGATATTGTTCTTTAAATGCTTTCTTAGACATTACTGTGGTAATCAAGCATTTTTCTGCATCTGAACCATCCGACGCAATACTATTCGGGTCGAAATAAACAGAAAAAGGATCGTTAATCGGCTCGATGTATATTTCTTGATCGAAACTATCTTCCGATACGTAGTTCGTCATAACGCGCCAATATCCCCAGCCCATGCGCACGGCATATTCAAATGCTGTGTCGTAGGCTGTATCAGCATTTGAATTAAGTTCAATATGACGAGTAATACCTTCAATAACCTCAGCAATCTTTAAATCGCCTTCATTATTTACTGGATGAACTTTAATGCGTGGCCGTTGTTGGCGCTGTTGATTAGTTACTTGACGTACGTACGCATCAATTTTATTGATAGTTAAACATGGACGAGATTCCAAATTTCGACTATTTTGAATTTCAACAGGCCATTGATCACCGTTAGCAAATTTTAAATCTGAGAGCGCCTCTGATCTGTTTTGACTATCGGCTTCTCCAACGAGTCGTAAAAATTTGATTGCATCGCCGATGCGGCCATCCATGTCTGTGTCTTGCCACGCCATAATTTCCCTTTCATCCCATCCAGCCGCTAGCAGCCGTTATTATCGTCTTTTTAACTCTTTTTGCGGGTTCTTTTATCATTAACGCTAGATATCTAAAAGCATCCGCGCCATGTGAATACTGATCATGTTTTGGCTCTCTGCTAAATTGCCCGGTATTCGGATCAACATCGTAACGATAATGACGAAGACAATTTAAACCATCTGCACAATTTTCTCGGTCAAAATAACAATTTGGGAATATGGTGCGCGCAGCATTGATTGAATCAAGTACGGGTACTCTGTCTAAAGTTTGCGCTTTAAATCCAGCATTGCGCACTATGTCAAGAATAGACCGCCCGGCAGCCGCAATCGTTTTATTTTTAGCATCATGAGGCAACCAAATAGTATCGTAGACATATCCAAATGTTTGCAACTGCGCTAAATAACTTGTCATGGTTCTTTGGTTATCTTCAAAGTATCGAATCAATCTAGTTTCCATACCAACAAATTGAACGAACCACCAAGCAGTTAAATCACCCCAACCAATATCGCAAATCGCATGCACGGGTTTTGCCATGTCATAAGGCACATTTGTTATTTTGCCTTCTTTTTCGGCTGTCATTAACTCTTTAGCAAAGATTGCACCGTCAACAGTTTGTCTGCATACCCCTTCCCAAACATGATTGTATGCTTCAATGTCACGCGCTTTTAATGCTTCGCGCTCTAATTGAAGTGTTTCCGGGAACCACGGGTTATCGTTCCAATTAATTTTGATGCTTATGCAATCTCGCGGCGGCTTAACAACAAATCGCTGATAAGTTTCATCGGTTTCTAATTCAGGGTTAAATGAAACCCAAATTTCGCTATTCTCTTTCCGAATTGTCGGAATCAAAATATTCCAAGACACACGACTTACAGTTTGGGCTTCTTCAATCCAGCATATATCTACACCCTCAAAAGATTTGATATTCGCTGGATTGTTTTTTAAACCAATAAACGCAAATTCAGCACCATTTACCCCGCGGATAGTTGCTTGTGTAATGTCATATATATCAGTTAAACCCAATGCCTGAATCTGATCACATAAAAGTTTATGCACAGAGTCTTTAATGCTGGTTTGATATTCACGAGCACAAAGAACGCGCAAGGGTTTTTTCGCGCACTTTATTAATAAAGCCCTTGCGATTCCCCAAGACTTAGCACCACCTCGCCCACCATACAAAACTTTATAACGACTCTTTTTAAACAAGCCCTGCAACTTCATAGGAAATTGAGCGCGAGCTATTGCTTGGTTAACTGTCGATGTTTGCAATGGTTCCATCTGCATTTATAAATTGAACAGCAATAGCCAATGGCACCAAAGGAGCACCATCTTTACCCGTTATCTCTTGATCAACTTTATCGCGCCAACCTAAAACATTCTTTGCTGTGAAGATTGCAAACGTGCTGTTATAAGCCCCTGCAATAGTCCCCTCAACAAGGTTAGCCTCTTGTAAATCCTTAGCTTTTTTGTAGGCGTAAGAAAAATTTGGGTGCTTGTATAAACCATCTGGGTTTTTCGAGGTAGCCCAATCATGAAGGGTCTCACGTGTTACCCCAATGTTTGTAGCAAACCTAGCTAACGTTGGGAAGGTATTCGGCAATATCTGTACTGTCTCATTCCCAGACTTATCCCGGACGGTTATTTCTTTTGTTGGAGGCTGGCCGAAAAAGTCCAACAACATATCTGCGAACTCTTCCTTAAATTTAGGCGGTCTACCACGGCGTTTCTTTGCATCAACCGATTCATCCTCGTTAATGGATTTAACTGCCGATAATTTAGGTCGCCCTCTTTTTCTGATTGGCCGGCAATCCGTTATATTTAGATCGTCCCCTGTCATTTTTTACCCTTCTGTTTTGCGACTTCACGCTTTACAGAATAAGCAATCGCAACAGCCTGTTTAACAGGCCGTCCTGCTTTTATTTCCTCTTTAATGTTTTTTTCAAGAGCAGTTTTTTTCGTCGATTTTGTCAGCGGCATTTGCGTGTTCCTTGGATTTTTCCATGCTCATCTGAGATAGGATGTTATTGTATTCTTGGATAGCGCCGCTGATTTGCAACAATATAGTTTCATGTTGCTTCGCCAGTTCTCGCAGTTCAGCCAGGCGCTTAGCAATTTGTTCAGGTGTCATAATTTATTTTTTTGAAGATTTTAATAATTCATGTAGCCCAGATTGAAGAAGCCTTAATTCTTTATACAGCGGGTCACAATTACAAACGCCCAATAAATACTCACATTCTTTAATGGCGTTCCCAATTTTTAAAAAAACTATTTCATGCTGCTTTACCATTTCTAAAGAATCATTTATACGTTTTTCAATTTCTATTAGAGTCATACTTTAACTTTGCTGATGATTAGATAATGAATCATGTTCGACTAATTTTGTTTCATTTAAGTCATCTGCATCATTTTTAGTTTGTTGTAACTGCGTTTCTAAATCTTTTACCGATCGAAAGAAAGCGGCAGCTTGTGCCACCGCTTGATCACGCTGTGCTTCTAGCATTTCGACCAAAAATTGTACTTCTGGGTCGGGATGTTTAAGCATTATGCAGCGTCCGATACCATTATGTAATAAGGCGTACCATTATCAGCAACAATTTTAATAACGTGCGATACAGTCGCCGCTGTCTGTGCTCTAAAAATAGTGCCAGCAGAAGGAGCTGGCATATTTAATAAAGAACCCACTTTTACAGTATTAGAATCTGTGACGCGCATAAATGCCGCAGAGCCTGGCAGCGTAACGCCACTAGAGAAATTACTGTCTAGTTGCAGCGCCGATAATGTCCCGCCAGGGCTTGCCGTAGTGCCTCCAATTGTGGCACGCATAGCATTAGCCGCACCGGAAATTGTTCCACCCTGCATTTCACAACTGAAGTGCGCGCCGTTAATTGTTCCTGCTGTCGCTCCATTCGAGCCAGTAACTACAGCAAAACCACGCATCACTTCCCCTGAACCAGTAGATGTCCAAGTAAGTTTTTGATAGGTTAACCGTGTATCACCAATGGTTGCGCTTGTTTTTGCATACGCACCATTTAGTACACCTGATTTAGTAATTTGAATTGGCACATTTGAACTACCCACCTGCACCGAATCAAATGATGGATCTGCGTATGCCACGCCGACTGCTTTAGTATTTGCCATTTTGTTATCCTTTATCTTTCCGAAAGAATTTACTTATAAGCCGTCCCTGCTTATATAATAAGTATCTCCCTTACTGCTCAACTACGCAAGCAATATCAGCCTCTCGTATTATTTGATAAAAAATACCTTCAAAATTATAAAGAGGCCAATCTAAATATGTACCGTTACCATACTTGATGTTATCCCCAGGCTTAACATCAATAACATCATTACCAACAGAAATAATGACACCTTGATTAAACTTTTCTGAATTAACAACATGAATTACATCAGATAATGTTCGCTGTTCTGGCTTAACCAAAATAAAATCACGCAAAAGCTTTAAACCTTTAAATTTATTGACCGAATCATCCGCCTCATTGGCTAAGAAATTAGTCATGTTTTATTTTTTTCCTTCCTCTTTTCTTGGGGAGAACAATGTCTTTTGTGTCTAGGCTTGTTTCTTTATTTTCAACATGACATTGATTAATGTCTGTTTTAGAAGCTGAACAATCTTGGATATTATTTTCTGGCAACGCTTTTATATCTGCAAAAATTGAACGCAAATGAATAGATTGATATTCACCGCACCAGTCGTTTTCATGTTTATTAAGTAATTCTGGATAACGACGACATGCTCCCATAATGGGAGAACCCGTAAAAAATCGGCATGTCTTGCAATGAATTGAATTCATTTAAATTTTAAGTTTTGTGGCGTGAAACAAAATATTTTTCTCGAATAAACATTTTTTAATACCAAAATTCTGCTTCACGCTCTTTGATACATTTTTTAATGATGCTTTTTTACAACAATCTAAATTATTTCTATTTGCACAACACAACTATTGCTGCAATCAGCATTATATAAATAAATCTTACAAAATGCATTAAAATAATTAAAGAATGTTGCAGTCATCCAACATTAAAATTATTTTTGATACGATTTACGTTCATGTGTGTAACAAATTCCATTGCTACGACCACCATTAAATTTGCTATCTTTTCCAACGGAATCTGCTTTACCCATACCGACACCATCAACAGTACGTTCCATTCGCTCCCCCGTTTTGTCGCTTGCAGTAACGCCACCTGGAATTTTTGCTTTATTGCCATAATCTTTAGGTTGCATGTATGCGTCGTCTTTATCCATGATTATCTTTCAATTTAAAAATTTTAATCGGTACAACGTTTTATTAATAAGCTCGGAAATATCATCAATTATATTTTGAAGATCGGTATCTTGCGGCAAATCTTTACGGGCTTCCTCAACAAAGCCTGATAATGATTCTAAATATTTTACGGGGTCAGTCGCTTGATGAAATTCTTCAGGATATTTTTTAATTTTTTTATATCTGCCTTGAAACGCTTCAGCATAATTATCTGTTAAATCGATTATTAGAGAGTAATAATTACCTAATGCTTTATGCGCCGAAAATGAATCGGTAGATAAATGCATAAAGTGCGTTACTGTGCTGCTATGCAACAGAGCAGCAATAAATTCGGCGGCATCATTTTCCATAAATATCATCTTAATGGAAAAAAGAGAAGGGCGAAAGCCCTTCTTAAAATTTGCTGTGGAGACAAGCAAAAAGAATAAGTAGCGGGGGGAATCTCCCCCCCAAATGTATTATTGCCCGCGATTCATAACAATAAAAACAGATTAATGTAATTCATTGCCATAAAGCAAAATACTTTTGTATTGTGCCTCGGTTGGTAGCGGAATGTCAACCGGCCATTGCCGAGAAACAACTAATTCATCTATTGTTTTTTTATGCGCTTTTAACCAGGATTTTTGACGCTCATGTTTTGTCAGGCTGTTACCTTGGTCTATGTCATAGTGGCAAGAAATACATAAAGCTGCAATTAGATTATCATCTGCCTTTATACCAAAACCTTTACCTCCACCCCAATTCGCATGGGCTGCTTGGACAAATTGATGTTGCCCGCAAAGCTGGCAAGGAAGTGCCGCGACTAATCGTAATAATTTTTTTGACCGGATGTATTTATGTTTTGGAACAGCAATCAAATGTCTATGCCTTTCTCAGTAGCCCAAGCATACAGCCACTCAATAAAGTCTGTGGCTTCCGCAACAGTAAATTTATGACTCTGCCAGCCTAATTGAACAACACGCTCACAATCCAAACTAGGCGCAACCCTTCCAATTTTCCGGCCTGTTTCGTGCGCCCATTGATCTATCAACAATCGTTTCCAATCATCATCAGTCCATGTTGAACCAACTTGGCGCATGGAAATACCAATCATCCCTATCATGGCATGAAACTTGGCATTTTGGCTAACACTTCTGGTTGCTTTTTTAAGCTGCAAAACCAATTTGTCGCCGGCAGCAAAATGGTTTTTTATTTCAGGCCACAATTTCTGCAAAAATTGCCGGGCTTGCTGTGGATTATTTAATTCATAAATCATGTGAGCGCCTTTAACACAAATAAAGCTGATTCAGAGCTATCAACAACCAATAAAGCACCACCCATCCATTCACTATGCCATTTAATCTGCTCTTCGGTTAACCTTCGCGCAGAAGGTGATTTTTCACCGTCTTTAACTTCCATTAATATGGTTTTACCATTCCAGCCAACCAATAAATCGGGACAGCCATGCCCAACTGTTGCCAAACTTTGAACTGTCGCCCCCACAGACCGTAGAGTCTGAACAATTTCTTGATGATTAGCGTCAACCTTAGCCGCTCGCCTCATTTTCTGACCTTTGTATATCTTCAAGCAGCGCTTTTAAAGCAGCTTCACCTCGCGCTTTTTTTATATCAGCCTTTATTTTCCCCCACCAAGCATAAGCCGACGTTTTCCCATAAGTTTTAACATGAATTTTATAACTAGAAGACCAAAATTTAACCTCACACTCACGCCGCCAATTTTCAGAAGAGTCTATTTTATCGGTCGCACTAATATCCCCCGTAGCAACAAGGGCATTATTAATATCTGCGCTCGATAAATGACACCCTTCTTTTAACGTATTTAATAAAATATTACCTTCCAAATCAGTCATTATTGTCATTAATCTTTTGAGATTAAAAGCCAAGCAATTCCACCAATCAATGCCACAAGCATAATCACCATCCACAATATACAAATATCCCAATCAGTCATTTAATTTCCTTAATTATTTTATCAACCTAACTACAAAATTATATTTTTTAAAGTACTTTGAATTAATTTATTGATATCAACGTGAATCATAAATCTTTTATTATTAAGTTTTGACAACTCAAACTTACGACACATTAAAAGCAAAACTTTTTTGACTTGATTTAAAACAGCAAAATATTTGCCTTTTGTTTTATTAAGCACACAGTCAATCTCATTAATTGTTTTTCTAATACAAAAATACATTTCTTCTGACATTTCATATTTTTGATTCTTGATTTTTGATACTTTTATAAGAAAATCAATATGTAATAAAACCATCTGGGCAAGTTTAAATGCTTGCTCAAAAGAATCATAAAACTGTGTTTTGTTCATCTGTGTTTGCATAAATACCCCACAACATTAAAATTTATTTTAGAAATAATTGGTAATTTCTAATTAAACTAGAATAAACCCTAATTTTTTATTTATAAAAAACATATATAGTTACGAACTTGTTAAGTTAATAAGTTTTATACATCCCCCGAGAAAACTTATTCATTAACGTACGTAACTGTAATCTAGCCTCTTCAGCTTGATGCTTTTCCTGTTTAACCTCGTCGTCAGTTTTCATTTTTTTTAAATGGAAATTTGGTTTATCAGGAATTTTGGGTGCCTCATTTAAAAGTTTTGCGAATTGCAAAGCACTGGGAGGTTTTTCTGGATTCATGTTTTTGAGTGCATGATCCATTTTTGGTCTGTACGTAAGCATAATATGACATGCTTCTGCCCATACTTGACGAATTAAATTTGGGTCTATTCCTTCCCAATGCCTAATAAAAAAAGAACCATATATCGCTCCCATTTTTGCGAAAATATAATCTAGCCCTTGCTCTACACTACAAAAATCTTCCTCACGATACTCATTTAATAAATCCAACACTATTGTCTCCTGTTAATCCACGCGTCAGACCGCCTAAAACTAACGTATTGCGCTCTTGTAGCGTTTTTTTATCTTTCTTAGGGGTTACCCACTCCGCATTAAACCCAGTCCATCCACGAGCCGTCATTTCAATTAGAGCGCATTCTAATGTCCAACCAGCTTTATTTGCTTCTCGCAGAATTCCTTCGAGTGCTGTTGTGCTTATAGGTGCTTTTTTTGCTCGTCGCAATTGTTTAAATGCTTCCCATGTTTCTGACGTTACACCTTCAGGCTCTGCTAGATTCGTAAATTTATTATTTTTCGGTTTCTTTTTGTCTTCAGCTGGCACATCACTATTTTCAACTCCAGAATTTTTTTTCTCTTCTTGAGTTTTACGTGGACGACCTCCAAGTTTTCCGTTTTTTTGGTTTCGTATACGTTTTGCTTGATATGATTGTATTTCTTCGTCACATCGTTTGTGACTCCATGTTTTATTTTGCTCGTCAAACAAAAAAAATTCATGCAAGACAGAATGAACAATGTGCTCATGTTCAGGCATTCTTATTCGCCGAGATACAGCGATTATGTCGGCCTGTATTTGTTTTTCGCTGGTGTAATACAAATCCAACAAACGTCTATAAACAATATCCTCCTCAAAAGTTAAATGCGCCGTATTAAACAAGTAATCACCAACATGAAACTGATAATAATGCATCCTCCACCCTTTCAAACCACCCTATAAAGAGGTGGAACCATACGTTGCGGGGTGGTGCGCTTTTCAACAAGGGGATCAACCAAGTCTAGTATGGTTCCTAAAATTGTTATTCTAAAAACCAATCAGGTTTCAGAACTTTGAGCTGCCAATATCTGCCACGTGGCACATTATCCCCCCATTGAGAAATGGCCTGCGACGAAATCCCCAATAATTTTGCAAGTGCTGATCTGCCACCTGCTTTTGCAATAGCTTTTTTCGTTTCCATAATTCGCATAGTAAGCATTCTTGCCCGACTTTGCAATACCTCTTTATAAATTTTTTTAAGAAACCTTCAAGCTCAAAATAATTTGTTGTCGCCGTGTTTTATTTTTACGTAATTTTTTAAAGAATTTTAATGCCGTTAGGCTAGGCGGCTTTGCCGCCTTAATAATATTAAATATTTATTATTTAATATTTATTGGTTAATGGTTTATGGTTATTGGTTAAGGTTACGACCGGGTTCCAAGATGAAACCATTTGGGTTTATGTGAATTTATACTGTCTTTCTTTGGTTTTTAGCAACAAAAAATTAAACATTACTTACTTTATTTGATAAACTTCTCTTGCTTTTTATTTAAAGCTGACTTACAATTCAAACATGCCTACAACGGTCTTTTAACAAAGGTAAAAGAAATGAATAAAAACGTATTTAGAGACATTAAAAGTTCCCCAGCGTCACAGCAAAAATCGCGGCATCTTGCTGATGCGCATTTCAAATATATCCCTTCAATCAAAACCGATATTGTTAAAAAATTCCGTAATATGGGCTGGGTGCCGCCTTCTGAAATAAGGAGCTTTGAATGAAATTATTAAACTTTTTAATTATTGCATCAGTGATGGGCGGATGCGCTAGTCAGGAATTTGCCATCGATGGCAAACAAGAACTTGTCATTGATAAACAGATTCAACCAATGTCACGAAATGAAGTTATTTCTGCTGTTACTGAATGCTCGAATAATGGATTACGAGCGGTCATGCTTTACGGTAAACGTAAAATAAATGGATACACAACGGATATTGTTGTGGATGTTACATGCGCCCCTAAATATTAAAATTGAAATGACAAATACAAACTTTAATAAAGCCGCCGCCGCCTTAGTTAAGGCGCAAAAGGAATTTGGTCCCGCTCTCAAATCCTCAAGCAATCCGCATTTCAAGTCGCGGTATGCGGATTTGGCGGCGTGCGTTGAGGCTGTTGTCGATGCATTAAACAACAATGGGATTGCATTAACACAACGTGTAAATCCTTCAGAAAATGGAGTAATTGTTGAGACTGTATTTATTCATGAATCAGGCGAAGTAATTAATTGTGGTCAATTACATGTTCCTGCGGCGAAACAAGATGCACAAGGTTACGGCTCTGCCCTAACCTATGCAAGACGATATTCTTTAATGGCGGCATGCGGAATTGCTCCTGAAGATGATGACGGTAATGCAGCAAGCAAACAACCAATAAAAGCAAATACACCTATTCCAGATATTACTGATCATTTATTGGCAATAGACGCTTGCGCAAACAGTGATGAATTATCGATAGCTTATAAAGCGGCATATCAAGCATGTCAGGGAAACCAGCAACTTCAAGCCAAGGTTATTGAAGCAAAAAAAGCGCGAATTGAAAAAGCGCGAAAGGAAAAATTATGATTCGAACTTATACATTTTATTTTGATTTTGGTGTAATTGGATATCATTCCGTTGATGTTATTTATGAGTTGAATAACGGGGAAAACGAAACCGATTTGTCCGAAAATGATTTGCCCATTATAAAAGATATTTATTTAGATATAGACGATGAAGCAATTTCAGTAAAAAAATTATTTTCACAAGATTTTAAAAATGCAATTTGTTATGTAATAAAAGAAAGTTTAAATACAAAAGTATAGTTTTTATTGAAAAACAAAAGGAAAATTTAAAAATGAGAAGCTTGATTTATGTTAATGAATCGATGGAAACATCTTTTTATTTTGGGATTCTTGAAGAACAAAAAGTAAAAGTTACTTATGATTTATATGTGATTCCAATTCCTGATGAAACATCAAAATTGAAAAAACATATAGTTGCCACTATAAAAACCGTTGAAATGTTAATTAATGATGATTCAATAAATATTGTTCGAAATTTATCTGATGAAATAATTAATCAAATAAAACAAAAAATTTATGATCAACCTATGGATTCATATTAAGAATAACTATTTTAATAAATATATTCAAAAATAGATTAATGATTCATTACGTTAAAAATAAACTGACTTGAGAGACAGAATGGAATTAAATATTGAGCAACGCACAAATGAGTGGCATATGGCTCGTCTTGGTAAAGTTACGGCTTCGTCTTTATACAAAGTTTTAGCGCGCACTAAAACTGGTTATGGAGCAGATAGAGCAAATTATTTAACTGATTTAGTATTAGAAAGAATTACAGGTCAAAAAACAGATTCATATATAAGTCAATCGATGCAACATGGAATTGATCAAGAGCCATTCGCTAGAGCAGCTTATGAAACAACAAAAAATATAATGGTTGATGAAGTGGGTTTTATTTTACATCCCACAATAAAAATGTCTGGGTGCTCGCCCGATGGATTAGTTGGCGATGATGGCATGGTTGAAATTAAATGTCCAGATACTAAAACTGCTCTGGAATGTTGGTTGTCACCAAATCCTGTAAACAAAAAACACTTTGCGCAAATGCAATGGCAACTTAAATGCGCTGATCGACAATGGTGTGATTACGTAGTATTTGACCCAAGATTGCCTGCCAAAGCGCAATTATTTATTGTTCGAATTGAGCGGGATGATGATTGGATAAAAATTGCTGAAGAAGAAGTAATTAAATTTTTAGATGAAGTTGAGGATAAAGTTGCTTTTCTTAAGCAAATCACAGGAGAATAATTATGTCGAAAATTATAAAAGAAATTAGTTGCGTTGTTGGCGAATATACAAATGCATATGGCGAAAACAAAAAAAGATATCAGCGTATAGGCTCCATTATTGAAACCAGAACTGGCAACATGTTAAAGATTGATGTTATACCGTTAAAACCAGGTTCTTGGGATGGCTGGGCATATATTAACGACCCGAAACCAAAAGAAGAGATTACAAAATCGATCGGTACTTCTGATGATGATTTCCCATCTTTTCCATAGGAATCATTTAAATGAGTTACACAATTATTGTTGGTAATGCGGTGCCAAAACAGGAAAAAAGTTTTTTACCTAGATTAGTTTCATTCTGGGAAGTGGAAAATTTATATTTAGATTATGCTCCTGCATTTCCTAACGATTGCTGCAATCATAAAAATTCTAGAAGCCCATCATATACAGGGTGGCATGATTTTTGTATAAATACAAATCTTTATGAATTCTTTTATAACGAGCGTGGCCATTTACGGATGGGGCATCCAGGTTGCTGGGGGATATCAAAAAAAGACGCAGATATTGTTACTGTTGCCTTGGAGAATTATAAACGCCATAACAAAACAGGATTGCCACCAGGATTTGAGGATGAGAATGACGTTATAAAAGACAACAATATTAAAAACTATGATTACAACTTGGCTAGATTAATCTGGCTTGAATGGTGGATGCAATGGGCTGTAAAGAATTGCGAAACTCCTGCAATTCAAAATTATTAATTTAAATTAACTCAAAGTGTGGGCCATCGATAAATGGCTTACGCTTTTGCGAACGGCGTTCGTCAATATAAGAATTCATCGCCGAACACATCGTGCCTCGCCATTTAGTAATATCTGATACAGACCAAGCGCCACCCCAGCGTAGCGGCACATTAAGCTCTATTGCGGCCTCCTTCATGGCATCGGCAATATCATCATATAAGTTCAATTCCCAACATGGTTTGCCACCCACAAAAGCCATCAAATCGACTGCTTTCCCTTCAAGATGTTTGCTTGCCATAGTTTGACTTTTACCTAGCGCTACATAAGAACGTTGCGTTTCCTCTGTTCTCAAGCCCTCAATAACACCAAAATCTATTTTTGTTATTTGAATTGCTCGATTAACGATTTTTACCAAACGTTCATCGACACCTTCCAAATTAGCCAACGATCTTGAAGAAAGCTTAAACATTATGACGCAATCCCTTTCATTTTCTCAAAAGTTCGCAACGTTCCTAATCCAAGCATCCCAAAAACTAATTCCCAAAGATTGGCATCCAAGGCTGGCATTTCCGGCAAAGGATGACCTATGATGATAAATAAGCTAGAAATTATTGGGCGGAACAAATATTGATACGCTAATGCAAAACTACATACCCAGCCTATGGAAGGCCGCCATCCAGCAACAAAAACTGAATGATGTTGTGCTTCGGTTTTGTTAACCTCAAGCTGCGCAGTGATTTGCGCAAGCTCTCCTGACTGTTGCATTTTAAACAGTTGAAATTTTGCTTCAGCCGCTTGATTTGGGTCTGGCCATAGTTTATCGATGACTTTGCTGCCAATATTTAAAACAGCGGATACGGGGTCTATAGCCATAAATGCCTTTAGATATCAATAAAAGATATCAAATAACCTATGATGACAGCAGCTGCGGAAACAATCGCCATGCCCACATATAAACCTCCGCTACCTTGATTTGCTAAAGCGAGGAGTTTTTCAAGGTTAATTTGCATCTTGTCCATTTGTCTTTCCATCGCGTCGAACCTTCTTTCATAGTCTTGAACGCGCTGCAATAAAACGCCATACTTCACCGGGTCAATCCCAGATACTTCAAATTGCGCCATTTTATCGCCCTTTCTTGACGATCTCATTTAACGTACTTCCTGCGCCAGGTCTTAAGGCTTCAGCCGCTTCTCTTCTTTCACGAGCTGAACGCATTATTCTTCGCGCTTCGCTTCCTAATGGGTAACCCAATGTTTTTAAACCCATTACATTCCCTGCCTGTTCTAAACCTCCTGCTGCCTTATTGGCCAAATATCCAACCAGTGTATTTGAATTATTCACAAATGAACCTCTAGGTTGAAATTGAGTATATGCCGCAACATTCCCCAATGTACGCAATTGCAATTGACTTTGCGGGTCAAATATTTGCTTAAAATTATTTACATCATCGAGCCTTTTTAAGGCTTTGTTATAGTTAGCTTGGCTAAAATTACCTCGACCATCCACAATACCGGCTTTATCCGATAACCAATTTATCGTTCCAGCTTTCATGTGCTGGTGTGCTGGAGATTCACGGCCAAGCGTATTCACCATCGTTTCAATATTTTTATTGACACCATTAATAACAAATTTATCAAAAAATTTATCTGCCGGAACAATATCATCGACCGCTGCTTTATACGCTGGGTCTTTTTTTAATTCATCAAATCGTGCTTTGGCCAAACTTCGTGCATTATCAGCAAGTTTTTTTAAATTTTGAGATTTTTGTTTTAAAGGCAAATTCTCCATTGCATCGCGAACAATGCTTGCAGCCATGGCAGCATTTCCATCTCCCGTGCGTTCTGCCTTGCGAATTTCTGCCGCTAAATTTGTCCGCATAGCTTCAAACTGTTCAAAAGTCATAGGCTCACCACTTTTAAACTTTTCTAATTGATTTTTAATAGGAGAAGCCAAGAAATCAGTTTTTAATTTTTTACCTAGAGCCGCCTCGGCATTTTTTGCTAGTTGAACACCATCTACTGGAAAATTTCCTCCAGCGGCATCTTCTAGTGCTTTGTACGCAGAACTAATTTCTTTATTCTTAATAGAATCTAGATTTTTATATGCATCAATAATCGCCTGGCTTGATTCTATTGTTTTCGTTGCATAAACATCTGGAGCGGCACGCTCGCGAATTAACGGCACATTATCGACGAGTTGCTGATTTTGCTCATTAAATCTATTAGCGAATTCTGGTTGACTACCTCGTAAATTCTGCTCTTTTGATAATTGAACTACATCCCCTGTTGATTGGCCTTTAGTCAAACGAATTGGGATAGGCAAAGAATCTGCCTCTAAATGTCGCAAAACTACAGGCGTATTTACTTTATCCAATGGCATGGTGCCATACAGCTGCTGGAATTCAGGCGTTGCTGTTTCCAGCGCCTGGCGAATGATAGTGGCATCAGGTGTCGCCGCCGCACCGACGCTAGCGCGGCCAGGAGGGGGCGGAACAATCGTAGCTGTAGATTGCTCAGGGATTCCTAATGAAGGCGCTTTGGGAGGCATCTTAGTAGTCCCTGGCGCTATAGCTTCAACAGTTTGTCCAATTCCTT